TAGTGATTATATAAAAGCGCGGAATAGTAGTGATTTTCGAACTAACGTTCGTTATGTGGTATGGAAGGACGTTGCTAAACAAGTTTTATCAACTGGAAAGCCAGCTACTGGGGAATATCCGATGGGGCTGTGATCAAAGAAGAATTAAAATTGATGAATAAAGTAAGCAGAGTTTACTACTATAGTAAAAACCGATTTTGGAAACAAACCAATTGAAGTTGAAATATTAAAGTAGGACGGTAATTTCTTTTATGTTAAAACAACCAAAGTGGATTTGCCTGTTAAATTTAAAGTTTCTGTGAAGTCTGTATTTGTAATAGAATGACATTTATTCACACATTTGAAATTTGTAAGTTCGTTGTATAAAAAATGGGAAGCTTCGCTATAGAGGGTTCCCATTTTTTATTAAAAAATTAATGGGGATTGAAATGCGAAAGTATTGGAACTATTTTAAGAATTTTATTTTATTATTATATTATCATTTTTTACTTTGGATTCATAGATGTGTTCCAAAATATCTATACAATTTCATCCGGTACCAAAATCGACTCAAAATATTCTGTTAAATTGAGATTGATCGTTCACGTAATATACTTTCTGTATTCAAATATATGTTTTCGTAATATACACCAATAATTTGGCTGATTTTCATTATTTTTTAAATTCGATGTTTCATATAAATTATTTTCGGTATAGTTGATAATATTCACTTACCTGTAATTAAAAAGGTGGCTTACTCATCCCTTTAAAAATATGGGCAATTACATCCACCGTTCGTCAGCCGATTTCATATACTTAGCCGTTTTAGTTTTTTGAGGCATTTAACACATGTATTCATAAATGATGAATTTTACTATATTAAAACATAGTTTCATAGTTATGTATATATATATATTAAAATGTATAATTAATTGGAGTTTATATGACTGTACAAAATACAACAAAAATGTCTACAACAGAAGCTACAAAATTTCTTATAAGGGAACAGTATCGTAAATGCGCATTAGATCCAATATATTTTTTAATAAAATACAGTATAATTCAACATCCAACTTGTGGTAAAATTCCGTTTGTATTATATCCATTTCAGGAAGAAGTTTTGAATGATTTTAGGGCTAATAGATTTAATATAATTCTAAAATCACGGCAGTTGGGGTTATCAACACTTGTTGCTGGTTATATATGTTGGTTGATGACATTTTATGATGAAAAAAATATTTTAGTAATTGCTACTAAACAGGATGTTGCAAAAAATTTAATTACGAAAGTTCGTGTTATGCATCAGAATCTTCCTAGTTGGATGCGGGTTAGAGCCAGAGAAGATAACAAATTGTCATTAGTTTTAGAAAATGGATCACTTGTTAAATGTGTTTCTTCGAGTGGAGATTCTGGACGTTCTGAAGGATTATCATTATTAGTTTTGGACGAAGGTGCATTTATTGATAAAATTGATGAAATATGGACTGCTGCATTACCAACACTTTCGACTGGTGGTGATTGTATAGTTCTTTCGACTCCAAATGGTGTCGGGAATTGGTTTCATCAACAATGGGTTAAGGCAGTGGGTGGTGAAGTTGCTACAAGTGCTGATGTTAGATTTAAAGCTACAAAACTTCATTGGAGTGTTCATCCTGAACGAGATCAACGCTGGCGGGATGAACAAACTGAATTGCTTGGTGCAAAAAAAGCTGCGCAAGAATGTGACACGGATTTTCTTTCATCTGGTGAAGGTTTAGTTGATCCATCCATTCTTAAGTTTTATGAAGAAACATATATTAAACCACCACTCGAAAAGCGTGGTGTTGATCATAATTTGTGGATCTGGGAATATCCTAATTATTCGAGTGATTATATTGTTTGTGCTGATGTGGCGCGTGGTGATGGTAATGATTATTCGGCGGCACATGTAATTGATATTCAGAATTTAAGGCAGGTAGCTGAATATAAAGGGATGGTTGATACTAAAACATATGGGGATTTACTTGTTAGTTTAGCAACAGAATACAATGATGCATTATTAATTATTGAGCGTGAAGGAATTGGATGGGCGACAATTCAGCAAGTTATAGATAGATCATATCCGAATATGTTTTATTCAAGTGCAGATTTAAAATACATTGATACATTAAGAAATTTTAATAATAAGATATATACACATGAACAGAAAATGGTTGCTGGATTTGCAACTACGGCTAAAACACGACCTCTTATTATTTCAAAGATTGAAACATTTCTAAGAGAAGGAGCGCATGGGGATGGGTTAATTATTCAATCCAAAAGATTGATTGATGAATTATATACATTTATATGGAATGGCAATCGTGTTGAGGCGATGAGAGGATACAACGATGATTTAGCTATGTCATTGGGGATTGGATTATGGGTGCGAGATACTGCGCTACGGTTACGGCAAGCTGGGGTAGAATTAACAAAGAAAACATTGGATGGATTTGCACAATCAACTGTACCAACAATATATCAACCAGGTACATTTATGAATGATAATCCATATCATATGGTTGTAGGGAATGGTGAGATTGAGAATTTAGCTTCATGGTTTGGTTCAGAGACATATAAAAGTAAGAAGAAATGATAAATGTAATACTTATTAATTTAGAAATAAAAGATTATAGACATTCACGTTTCTAATTTACATAAAGTTTAAAAGTGAAATGTAAAAAATTTCCAGCCTAAACATGCTTATATTTAAAATAATTGAAATTAATTAGGAGAATAGCGTTGTCAACATTAAATTTACGTCGGATAGTTAGGGAAGAAATTGTATCAATTTTGAAGGAGTGGGAATATAATACTGACCCTCCCCCATCAGTTAAAGTTTTAAATAAACAGAATCTGGGACATGTTCAAGCAATTGAAGATGATTATGGAAGTAATCCAAGTCGATATGACGTTGATAATTATTTACTAAAAAATAATGTTACTTCAATAGTTGCGTCTGGAGTTCGTAGATATTTTAAATTTAGAAATAAACGATAATATATAGAATGATGAATTAATTCCATATCATGAATATGCTAAAAAATGTGTGAAATAATGATATCGCTTGTTAAATGAGTTGATATTAAAATTTATGAATCTATAAAACGAGAAATTAATTAATGCCAGATACATCACTATATCAACAACTAAAACGATTATTTTCCACGAATGTAATTGTTCGCAATATTGGTGGAAAAAACCTCAAAGTGATTGATCCACAATCAATTCAGAAATTGGGATTATCGGGACCCGCGGATAAATATAATCGTCTTTATTCTAAAGGTGGGGTAAGTGGGTGGGGATATGATACGGCTGTAGCATTTCAAGCACAGAGAAGAATGTTATTTCGGGATTATGATGTGATGGATAATGATCCAATTATTAATTCAGCTCTTGATATTTATTCAGATGAAAGTACAGTTAAAGATGAGATGGGTAATGTTATTCAGATTACGTCGGAAAATGAAAAAGTTAAAGATGTATTACATAATTTATTTTATGATATTTTAAATATTGAGTTTAATTTATCATCATGGGTTCGGCAATTATGTAAATATGGCGATTTTTTTCTTGAGTTGCAAATTTCTAAGGGATTTGGAATTACGAATGTTCGACCGATTTCTGTATATGAAATTAATCGTGTAGAGGGGTATGATCGTACAAATCCAGAATCTGTTAAATTTACTGTAGAAGGTGGGATTCGGGAGCAGGGTGGGAAACGAGAACTTGAAAATTTCCAAGTTGCACATTTCAGATTAATTAGTGATACGAATTATTTACCATATGGTAAGTCTATGATTGAGGGTGCTCGGCGAACGTGGAAACAATTGGCATTAATGGAAGATGCTATGTTAATACATAGAATCATGAGAGCTCCTGAAAAGAGGGTATTTAAAGTTGATGTTGGAAATATTCCACCTCATGAAGTTGATACATTTATGCAATCAATTATAAGTAAAATTAAAAAGACTCCATTTATTGATCCAAATACTGGAGATTATAATTTAAAATATAATATTCAGAATTTAACAGAAGATTTTTATTTACCTGTACGTGGTGGTGACAGTGGTACAAATATTGAGAACCTTCCGGGTTTAGAATATAATTCGACTGAAGATATTGAATATATTCGTGATAAAATGATGTCTGGTTTAAAAGTTCCTAGAGCTTTTTTAAATTATGAAGATCAAATTGGGAGTAAAGCAACTTTAGCGGCGGAAGATGTTAGATTTGCGAGAACAATAGAACGAATTCAAAGGATTGTTGTTTCCGAATTATGGAAGATGGCAATTGTTCATCTTTATGTACAAGGATTTAAAGATGAAGATTTGGCATTATTTAATATTAAATTAACAAATCCATCAACAATTTATGAGCAAGAAAAGATTGAATTGTGGAATTCGAAAATAGCTTTAGCACGAGATATTCAAGATACGAAATTACTTTCTACAAAATGGATTTATACAAATCTTTTCGAGATGGCTACTACTGAAGTTACTGAAACACGAAAAGAAATTGTTAAGGATTTAAAACGATCTTTTAGGCATGGGCAAATAGAGGGAGATGGGAATGATCCTGCTGAGAGTGGACAAGTTGTAGGGGATAATGGTCAATTGGATGATTTAGATCCTGGAGCAGGTGGAGATCAGAATGGTCTTTCAGATCAAAATGATCAATTTGGTGAATCTATTAAAAAATTAATCCCATCAGATAAAAGTTCAACTAAAAAAGTTTGTAGATCTTTAAATTTTGATGATTTGGAAGAAATGGAGTCATCAGATGGTCGACGTGGTTCTAGATTAAGAACTCGTTATAAAGATGATCCATTTGGTGATGATCCATTAGGGGCAAAAGAATATCATAAGATGTGCAAATTAGATAAATCTTTAAATAATGGTAGGAAATTTAAGGGTAATAGTCCACTTGCTACGACTGGTGTAAGTACACGGCGAATGAAGGAAATTCGTAGAAAGCTTGGGGCTTATACTACTACATCAAAAATGTTACATGAGGGTGTGGATAATAAAACTAAGAAGTATTTTTTAGATGAACAGAATATTTTAAATATAAAGGATAAATAAATTAAAAACATATTTATACTTATATTAGTGTATTTCGAAACATATTCTTCGGAGATTTTTTAGATGAAAAAAATACGTCATTCCAAATTTAAAAATACTGGAATATTATTTGAGCTTTTAGCTCGACAATTGACGACAGATGTTCTAGATGAACAAGATAATTCTATTGCGGCAAAATTGGTTAGAGAATTTTTTAACGGAACAACTGAGCTGAGTAAAGAACTTGGGTTGTATAAGACATTATTGAAAGAAAAATTTTCCAATGAAAATAAAGCAAAAGATTTAGTAACTGCTGTTCTTGATGCACGAAAGAAGTTGAGTAATTCAAAATTAAAACGTGAAAAATATATGTTGGTAAGAGAAATTAATAATAAATTTCTAACTAATAATTTTTTTGTAAATAAACTTGATGATTATAGAATTTTTGCATCAATATATAAATTATTTGAAGAGATTACAACATCAAATAAACTTGAACCAACAGATGCGGTTAAATCGAGATATACATTAATAGAACATATTATGTCTAAACAAAAGAAAATGGTTCATGATCAGTGTCAAAATCAACTTTTAAATGAGTTTAGAAAACAAGAAAAAGATTTGCGATTATTAACATATAAGATTTTGTTAGAACGATTTAATGAACGATATGGTTTACTTGATAATAATCAAAAGATTTTACTCCGTGAATATATTACGAATATTTCTAATACACCAAAATTACGTAAATTTGTTGATGTGGAGATTAAAAAGGTTTCGAATAGACTTATAACTCTTATTCCATCGATTAATGATCAGATTACAAAAATTAAATTAACGGAGGTTATTAAAAATATTCCGAATTTGACGTGGGGTAAAACTGTGAAAGATGAACAAGTTGTTTCATTATTGCGGTATTATGAATTAATTAAAGAACTGGAAAAAATTGAGGAATAAATCATTGCCAAATAATGCACAACAAAAAGATTCTGAAGATCGGAAGAAAGATTTGAAACAGATTGATGCGGAAAAGGATTTTGAGAAACAAAAGAAGGATCGTCAGGATCAAATAGAAAAAAGTCGACAAGTCCGATCTAATGATGGGTCGGAATCAGAACCTGCACCTGAATCTAATCCTGTACTTGAACCTGAAGGTGATATGTCTGGTGATGGGAAATCACAAGGAAATGTTTATCCACAAGTTGAGCCGAAAGAAGAACCTGTTGAATCTAAAATTAAACCGTTACCAGAACGGGGTAAGCGATTTCTAAGTAAAGAAGGTGATTGGGTTATTACACAAATAGAAATAGGAAAAGTGGATGGGGTTATAAAAGTTGTTAATCAAGAAACTCTTGATGAAATTTTTGTGAAATATATATCCGGGAAATGGATTTTGAGAATGCGTGATATGAAAAAAAAGAAAAATTTACGATTATTATCTTCAAATTATGAATTATTGATAAAAAAAGCTATTAAAATTTTTGAGTATGGTGGTAAGTTATTAGAAGATTTTGAAATAACGAATCGATATCGAATAAAAGAAATTATTCGGGGAATTGTAAAACAGATACAACAAGAAGTTTCTCAAAGTGGTGCGGTTGCTGGATATGCTACGCCACGCGCTTTTGTCGATAGACGAAATATACAATTTAAGACAAAACGAAAGAATTTTATAGATACAACGACACGTCGATTAGGATATTTGTGTGTTCAAGAATTGGAAGAGCCCGATCCATATTATAATGATATGAATTCAGTATTTGAAAATACAATATATGATAATATTATAGAAAAATTAAAGTCAGAATATATTTAAATTTGTAGGAGATTTTTTGTGAATCGTTCAAATTTGAGACAGATTATAAAAGAGGAAATTGGAAATTTTATACTGCAAGAAGGTAGAAGAGGTGTTTATCATGAATATCGAGATGATATTACGCAAAGTCCTCGACAAAAGATTGGACATGCACTAAAAAATGTTAGAAATCAATTGAGTGAGGTTGAAAAATCGATTGATTTGAATTTGCGTTTGAAACATGAAACTGGAATCGGTAATAATGACTATTGGGAAAATACTCACAAGGTTATGCGAAGAATTAGTGAGAGACTTCTTAGAATTCAAAATAAAATGAGAAAATTTTAATGAAACGTTTAGTATTTAAAAAATTTACTTTTGAATGGGTATAATATGATAAACGAAAATAGTTTAAGGAAAGTTATTCGTCGTGAAATCAGAAATGAAATCGATGGAGATGCATATCAAAGTGGTCGTATGGGTATGTTAAATATAACAGCCGGAAAAAAGAAAAAATTATCAAAACATGATTCATTTTTACAAGAAAAAATTGATTCAAAAGATTATTCTGAATTACGGGATTTTATTAGAGTAGAAATTGCAAGTGTAATGTTTGATTTATTTAGAAAGCGAAATGTGTGGATATAAAATGATTAGATGTACTATAATGAAAAAGGTGCAATTAAGACAAATGAATAGAGTGGGGGAGGTGAACTGATAATGTCGAAAGAACTATTAGTTAGTTATATACCATTTACCGTAACAAAGACTATGATCGATGAATCGATAAAAAAGAATGATGGTCGATTAATTGTAAATGGTCCATTACAGCGAGCAGATGCACAAAATCAAAATGGGCGTGTATATCCAAAATCCATTTTAGAACGGGAAGCTGTGAAGTATCAGTCGTTAATTAAAGAACGGAGAGCACTTGGGGAGTTAGATCATCCGGATAGTTCTGTTGTGAATCTTTCTAATGTCAGTCATAATGTTGTTGAAATGCACTGGGATGGAAATGGTTTAATGGGGACCGTTGAAATTTTAGCTACACCGGCTGGTAATATTTTAAAAGAGTTATTTAAAAATGGGATTAAACTTGGCATTTCGTCTAGAGGTTTAGGGAGTACACAAGAAACTCAAAATGGTTTGGAAGTTCAAGAAGATTTTGATTTAATTGCATTTGATTTTGTTTCCAATCCATCGACACATGGTGCATTTCTTTCACCATTACATGAGGGTATTGGATTAAATGCTCAACGATCAAAATATAATAAAGTGAATCGTATAATTACTGACATTTTAATTGATATGAAATAGAATTTTGTAGGCATTTTAAATATAGAAATTGCTAATAATATATGGGGTTAATATAGATGAAACGTTCGGAATTAAGAAGGATTATTAAAGAAGAGGTTCGATACTTGACAGAAGCTATGTCTGGGATTGCAACTGCGAATGAAATGATTATCGAAATAAAGAAGATAATACGAAAATATTTTTCTAAGACGACATGGCATTTTGAATTTGATACGTCACGTTCAGCTCCTTATCATGCTTATGTTAAAAAATATTTAAAATAAATGATATTATAAATAAAATTCAGATCATGTTTATGGTAAAGTTTATATTAACATTTAATGGAGGATTATACAATGGCTGGAATTAAAGAAACAAAAGAACTTGTTGAATTTGCGATTACGTTTGGTAACGCTATTGCACAAGCTACGAAAGATGGGAAGTTTAATTTTTCGGATATCTCATTATTTATTCCTGTTGCTATCAAAGCACCTACCGCATTTACTGGTATATCAGATGTGGATGAGGAATTGGAAGATTTGAGTGAAGATGAATTACATGAACTTCATAGTGTTGTCGAAGGGTTTGTATCCGATGATTCTAATACAGAAATTATTGCAGAGCAGTCATTTCGTGTAGGATTGGAATTATCAAGACTTGTGGCATTGCTAGTAGGGGATACAGATACTGATTTGGTTGATTAAATAGAATTGAATGGTGGTTGTACGGTCATCATTCATTCAGTTTGGAGATGAAATATAATGCGTAGAACGAAACAACCTGATTTACGAAAATGGAAAGATTATCGTATTAATGTGATAGAAGATGCTATTGGATCTGTATATAATAGAAATTTAGATGAAGAGGAAATTTCAATGAAAACTAAAAAAGTTGATGGAAATATGAAAACAGTAAAACGTATAAAGAAAATGAAAGAACAAACATTACGAAAATTGATTCGTGAACAATTTAGATCATTAATACATCGTAATAAATCAAGTAAATTAAAAGATCTTATGCCTGAAGGGATTGGTGGGATGTCTTTTATATCTACGACTCCTGCTTTACAAGGTACGAGTCCATTTTCAGCACGTAGAAAAGATAACTTTACATTTAAAGGTTTGCCTGGGCGAGTTGGTACAAAGAAATTGACTGAAGATAATCATAAAATTCTTGCGGAAATTATTACAAAATTAGATAGTGTTGTAAAATCGACGGGGAATTTATATTTAGATGAAGCATTATCATTAATTAAGCGAGCTAGGTAATAGTTTGTTATCATAAAAATCTGATAATGATGTGAACATGTGAAAGATGTTAAAGGTCTTCAAGAATATTTATCTAATATTGGAATTATTAAAAAAGTCGGTGTTATTTATATAATGTCGTAATTTGATTGGAGTCAATGATGAAACTTGTAGATATAATTAGTGAAAATAGTTGGTATGACGATGATAAAGATGCGGTTTCAAATGAGACTCGGGATAAATTTATTGATGCGGTTAAGAACTATAATATGTTAGGAAAGGCCGTGTATCGGGAAGGAAATCTATTAGAAAGTTCTAAAACATTATTAAAAATAGTAAAAATTGCAGAAGCATATACACTTCAAGAAGTTGGTGATTGGTTCGATAAAATAACGGTTCAACGTAATATGAAAGATTTAAAGACGTTAGGTGGTCAATTTCATACAATTGCTTTAGAATCACAACAACTTCAGGATCGTATGGCTGCATTATATGAAGATATGGGTCATATTTTGAATAGGTATTATTCAATTGATGAATTTCAAGATGAACTTGAACATGCTCAAGACTCTCGCAATCAATTAAAACAGGAATATGTGTCATACGATCATAATTTATCTGGTACTGATGGTGAAGCTCATAAAGATTATGATGAGAAAGATATTGGGAATGCAAAGGTTGCTGTAAAGAATGTTGTAAATATTAAAAAACAAAAACTTGATAATCAAAATCATCGAAGAGTTAAATTTAAAAAG